ACCGTAGTGGCGAACGAGTTCTACGATGACACCGAGATCGACGCCTTCCTTACTCTTGCTGCTGATCTTGATGGTGCGGCTATCTACAACGCTTCGGCGCTCGCATTAGAATCGTGGGCGTCGAATCAGTTGATGATCCTAAAGGTCATTGAACGCCTAGACCTAAAGACGGACGGCGCGAAGATGGCTGCGGAGATGCGGCTACGAGCGCAAGGGCTAAGAGAGCAGGCTATGGCGGCTTCGGACGATGCAGGTTTCGAGATTGCTGAGATGGCGCTCGGTCCCTGGTCAGTGAGAGAGCAAATAGTAAATGAGGCGTTGGAAGATGACTAGAGACATCCTCGATCCACGGATGAATGACGAACTAGCCGACTTCTATCCTTCATTGTGCACGATCCAGGAGCCAACTGAGGTAGAGGATGACTCCGGTGCGATCGTGGAAGGGTGGGTAGACTTTGCAGGACACGTTGATCTGTCTTGCGCGGACGCTGTGAACGCGGTTGGTGGTGGCACTGAGGTCAAACAGACAGACATGACATACGTGTTTGCAGATCACACGATCTCGTTCAACGGATACTATCCGACGATCACGGCGAAGATGTCTGCGGTTGTTGATGGCGTTCGATACGACATCCTGCTACCACAGTCCGGTTCTATGGATAATACGACGCGGCTACTTGTAAGGAAGGTGACCTAATGTAATGGACAACAAACAGACATTCGAGACGGGTTCACTGGTTATCACAGTGGGCACGGCTCAACAGCTTACGGCTCATCGGGTCCCACAGGGGCATCACCTTGTTGTCCATGCAGACCCGACGAGAATGATGGATACATCTACTTTGGAGAGACTCAAGCCAAGGCAGAGGCGCACCACGTCACACTTAGCCCAGATGCGAGCGCGATGATAGCAACAGACAACGCTTCCGACGCCTGGGTGGACGGTTCTGATGTTGGTGATAGGGTGGAATGGTTCTTTGAAGTTGACAATGCTGACGTATAAGGAGGAGTCATGGCTGGGCACAATGCAGGAGATTTGCTAGGGCTTCTCTTTGGGCAGCTTGACGTAACGGCGGCGGCTGGGGCGATAACAGATGTTGACCTATTCGGCGCGTACATCAAGCAGCTTGTCACGAACTCAGAATGGATCGTGGCTAACCTTGGAGGGACGGCAGGGCGGACGCGAGTTGTCCCGTCTATCAGCGCGACGGTGGAAGAGAACGCCTATCAGCAGTTCTCAATCTCTATCATGGACATTGAGACTGGGGCGGTCGTTTCGGCCAACATTGACATCACCGGGATCTCTCAGGTGCTGTCTATCTCTACAGGTGGCGCAGCGTTCACAACTGTAGGCGTTACACAGCCGACGTTCGGCAAGGCTGATGGGCGCGTGTTTGAGGATTATCAATTCCTCGCTGCGGAGTGGGCGGCTGGCGACGTGTACAAGCTGGTAGTCTCTGGGATCGAAGCGACGGTAGACGGAAACATCGCTTACATCCCGGCGGCGGTTTGGTCGAACATGATCGTTGAACAGGCTGACATCTCGGCAGATACCGATCCTCAGGTGATGGCACGTAGCCAGATTGCGGCAACGACCATCGACCTGAACCAAGCGGCCGGGGCTTATGCAATGTTCACAGGTGCAACTCAGGCGGCGATATTGGAATCGCTGATCGTGCGCTGTCCGAATATCGCAGGCGGCGGGGCGTTGACGAGTATCGCTGTGGCGACGGACGATGCGACACCTGGAGTGATCTTCGATTCTGTAGCTGGAGCAGTTGTGAATCTGACGGAAGAGGCTCAGATTAGTTGGAGTGGCGAGATGTACATCCCAGTTGGGACGGAGATTGAATTAACGATTGGAGGCGGGGCGCATGGCGTAGCCTACGTTTGCCACGTTGTAGCGAAATATCGCTCAGTAGTGAGCGGAGGTGAACTAACATGAGTGTTTCACTAAATGGAGTACCACGAGTAATGACGAACCTTGGAAGCTTCTTGGGGCGAACTTACGATCCATCGTTGCTGCAGATGTTGGGCGTTCCTGATGTAGACGGCAAGGACTTGACAACCTTGCTGGTAACTGACCGGCTGGATGATGCGACGATTGGTTTGACGAAGATCTCGACAGACGTTGCGGCGGCTCTTGCTGACACGGGATCAGATGGAGTAGTCCTTGGGACTAAGGCTGCCGACTTCAAGAAGCTGGTTGGAGAGAATCAGGTTGCTATCACGACCGAAGACTTGAACCAAGTGGTGGCGGACTACGACCTGTTTCTCGGTACGACCAAGCCGGTAATGTTGAAGTGGCTGTCAATCAAGCAGCCGACAACTGTAACCGCTGGCGCGTTGACTTCGATCTCGGTTCAGACAGACGATGCCACACCTGGAGTTATCATCGACACGACAGATGGCGACGTGACGAACCTTCTCACTGAATCCGAACTGTCGTGGACGGGTGCGATGCGGATTGAGATAGGGACCAAGATCCAGTTGTCGATTGCAGGTGGGGCGACGGGCGTTGCTCAGTCTTGCAAGATCGCAGTTGGATACGAAGCCATCGAAGACACCGGATACCTAGCACCACAGGAGTAGTATAACTGGGGCGGGGGAAACCTCGCCCCATGGCTCAGGAGGTGATGACATGGCGGGAACAATACTAAACGGGAAAGTGCTCACGCTCGACAATCTGATGGAGTTGGCCAAGCACGATACAGATGTATTCCCAGACGAACCTAGCTTGAATTGCATATTGACGGCGCACGCCGATGCAGATACGTGGTCCGCCTGGGCTGAGGTTGTAGACGATACCCCAGATACCCCGATCACGCTGTCTTCTAAGTTCGCAGCCTGTAAGGGGCATGTCACTGGGATGATAACTGAGAGCGCGAATACGGCAGATACAGTCTACCACGTAGAGGTATCTTACGGCGCGGCCAAGGTTATGATCTCATCGTGGCGAACGGTATCTGGGACGAACCAAGTTTCAAGCACTGGTCAATCGTCGGCGAGGGGAGAACACATTCCACTTGGCGAAACTATCTACTATCGAGCGAAGTGTGAGACGGCTGGCAGCAAGACGCTGCACGTCCACTTCAGACACTTCTGCCACAGCTAGGAGCCTTATGATTCGGATGGAAGTTGAGGGCGGGGATAAGCTGATGAAGGCAATGAGAGACGCTGGCCTAGACGTTGATAAGACGTTCGGCGCTTCGCTCATTGCCGGTTCCTTCATCATTTCAAACGACGCAAAGAGGCTTGCCCCGAAGCTGTCAGGAAACCTTGCGCGGTCTATCCACATCGGGACTCAGACGAGGGACATCACTAAGCCGCAGCCAGATAGCGACGGCGTGAATATGCGAGAGATGCCTGCGGACATGGGAGCAGTGGCGACGGTTGCCAACACGCTGAAGAAGGGCGGCCAGGCAGAGATCCTAGTCGGGACGGATGTTGTCTACGCTGCCGTGCAAGAGTTCGCTGCATTCCAGCACAAGATAGGACAGTCACCATACTTGCGGCCTGCGCTTGACAACAACAAGGCAGAGGTTCGGGACGAAGTGAGACGGGCGCTGAAAAACGTACTGAAGAAGGTGGGGGCGTAATGGCAGACATACAGCAAGCACTGATGGCACTTCTCAGAGGCGATGCCGAGATTGCAGCCGTGGTGGGAACGCGAGTCTATCCGTCACCACTTCGGCAAACGCCGACATTGCCTGATATAACAATGTATGAAGTGAGCGAACAACACGACCAACTTCTAGGCGTGGCTCATCCGCGCTGGCAATTAACGCCGTGGTCTAAGACATACCTTGAAGCGCGTCAGATAGCGCAACTCATAGACTACTGCCTGCAGAGATATAAAGGGACTAGCGAGGGGGTACAGATCATCTCATGCCATTTTCAGGGTAAGCGCGACATATACGACCCTGAGGTTAAGTTGCATTTGTGTCCCGTGGACATACAGCTCAAGTATTGGGAGGAAGACTAGATGCCAAACCACAAGCAGCAGACGACTGTACAAGAATCAACAGCGGTGAAATGGGGATCATGCCTGATGGAGGTTGGCCCCGATGTTGGGGACTTGGTCAACGTTGGAGCATTACGCGATGTTGTATGGGAAGAGACGTTCGATAGTGTGTCGGTGGAAACTGACAACGCCGGTCCTATCGAGTTGGGCATTCGGAATCACAGGTGCGGGATCTCTGGTAACTGGATGGAGATCAACTGGGACAATCTGGCGAGGGTTTACTCTGGGGTGCACTCAGTTGTTGCGGCGAATACAGACTCGGTCGCGGTCACTGACGAGGACGTGGTGTTGACTGCCTATGACGTCACACGACTCGCACACAAGAACGGCGACGGATCGGAAGTAACGCTTATCACAGTGGGTGATGTAGCTACACCGACAATCGTTTACGTTCGTGACTGTGATTATGTTATCACGACCGACGCGCAAGGCTGGACTGGCATTTCGCGGGCATTCGCGACACCTATCGTCACAGCTTCAGGTGCTATCACTGTTGCTACGCCTGCCAAGACCTACACGCTTAGCGCGGAAACGTATCTTGCGAATCTAGCAATCGGCGACCATATCATTGTCTCCGGATGCGCAGAAGCAGGCAACAATGGGGTAAAGACTGTCACAGCCTTTACGACGACGGTAATCACGGTCGATGAAACGTGTACCGGAGAGGCTGAGACTGGGACGGTTACGATTACTCGCGGTGCAATCGCGGCTGGGGCGACGGTTTACGCCAACACGTACACCTACGTCCCTCTTGCAAGTCGTACCTACACGGGCGGCGGGTTCAGCACCTTCACACCTCAAGTCGTGAGGATTACGAACTCGGACGCTTCCACACCTGCGAAGACGCTGCAATGCACGATCTTCTCAGCTACGCCGGATGGAGGGATTAAGATCGACTTCCCATCTGACGACGACATAGATCCTGCGTTGGTTCCAATCAAGATGAATGGTCGGCTCGACAATGATCTGGACAGCGGTGAGCAGTTGTTCGAGATCGTTGACACGCAGCAAACGGCATAAGAGAACTTGAGGGCGTGGCCCGGTCGGACTGCGCCCCACATAGGAGGCATCATGAGAGCACAGCAAGATTCACAAGGTATCTATGATTTCGACGCACTGGTTATCGAACCTAGATTAGCGCGAGTAGGCGGCGAGGTTGTTGACGTTTCAACGATCCCGGTTGGCGTGGTATTGAGAATGGCTAAGTTCCAAGACCGCGACGCTGCGGTAGCTGAGGCAGAGAGAGACGCTAACGGAACTATGGCAGAGATGTTCCAGATGGTGTCTGATGTTTGCGTTGTTAGCAATCCGAAGATTACGCCTGAGTTCCTTATGGCACATTTGAACTATGCCAAGTTTGCAGTCTTCATGAAGTTCGTGCTATCTCCGATGACCGACAAGGCAGAAGAGTTCTTGGAGGGTGAAGAGGGAAACGCAGAGACCGACGAGACAGCATAAGGCTAGGTAGGCTCGTCGGTGAAACTACGGCTCTGATGCACTGGGAGCCACGGATAGTCCTGTGGACGATGAACGTCGAACAGTTGGTGTGGTGGTGGACCCAGGCATGGGCGCTACAGAACAGATTGCGCGGCGTTGATCCAGAGAAGAAGAAAGTAGATGCGCCAGATCGGGCAGCGTTGTACAAGCAATACCCGGAACTTGCGAAGACAGGAGTTGTGAGGGGGTGACATGGCTTTAGGCAGCGTAGGCTCGATGGTTGTTTCAGTTCTAGCTGATACACGTGACTTCGATAAGAAGATGGGAACGTCTACAAAGAAGGTAGACAAGTTCCAAGCTGGCGTCCAGAAGATGGGCAAGGCCATCACGAAAGCTGCCAAGCTCGCTGCGGCTGCGGCTGCGGCTGCCGTTGTCGCCTTCGGTGTAT